GTGTCGATAAGATCTCTATAAATACTATTGGACGGGATTATACTTATGCTAATGTAATTATAACTGGTCCAGCAGCTTCTCCTGCAACTGCTGAAGAAATTATTTCTCCCAAAGGTGGACACGGAAGAGATGCTATTAGTGAATTATATGCTAAGACTATCGTATTCTTTGGAAATCTTTCTAAAGAAAAAAATAAAGGATTTACTGCAACGAATGATTATCGTCAAGTGTGTATAGTTAAAAATCCAAAAATTTACGGAAAAGACATTAACATACGTTCTGCTTTAGCATCTACTTGCCTTATCGCTATTGGTACAAAAGGACAAATCGGATTTAGTTTACTTAATTTAGATGATGTTCTTAATTGGATAGATACTAGTGTAACGCCAAATAGATCTTATGCATTTAAAGTTATTGAAAAAAATAGCAATTATTCTACTACAGAAGCAGCTGTGTTATTATCATACCTAGACAATAAAATTCCAAGTTCAGGTTCTACTTTTAGTAAAGTTGGAGCAGTATTTAATACTACAAATATCATTACTCCAGATGTTAATAAGTTTTCGGGAGATCAGTTATTGATTGATAATAGAATAAGATTCTCTCCGTCTGAGCAACAGATTGTTGTAGTAACTAATTCCATTATTTTCTAATAAGCAAGATAAATATAACAGATCTTATTAATTAATTCCAGAAGAGAAAAAGTATGTCACTCAACTTTAATATTGAACCATTTTATGATGATTATTCCGAAGGAAAGAAATTCTATAGAATTTTATTTCGGCCGGGATATGCTATTCAAGCTCGGGAATTAACGCAACTTCAAACAATTCTCCAGCAACAAATAAAGCGTCATGGCGACCATATGTTTAAGAATGGTGCTATGATCATTCCTGGGCAAGTTTCTTATGATTCTAAAACTGCATATGCTAAATTAAAAGCAACTAGTGCATCTAGTGCGGCCGTTAAAACATTCGCAATCTTATCTTCAGTTATTGGAAAAACGTACGTAGGAAGAACATCTGGTGTTCAAGCTATTGTTCTTACAGCAACTCCTTTAGAAGTTGTTAATAATGTAAGCGAAGCAGATACTATATTCGTAAAATACACACGTGGTTCTGGCACTTTTACTTCAGGAGAAATAATTGCGCCAGTTGATGGATCTTCAGGTTTAGATCTTCAAATTGAAGAAACTTCAATTGATGCGCTAGCGCAAGGTCATGGAACTACAGCGTCGATTCAAGAAGGCGTGTATTATGTTAAGAATCATTTCGTATATGTAGAAGCGCAAACAACAGTATTAGCAAAATATAGTGATCAAGCTAGCGCAAAATGCGGCCTTCAAGTAAATGAAAGTGTTATCTATCCTGAAGAAGATGATAGTCTTCTTGATAATGCATTAGGTTCTCCAAATTATGCAGCACCTGGCTCCGCTCGATATTCTATTGAACTTACATTGACTAGTAAATCATACGACAGCACCACTGATGACGATGAGTTTATTACTTTATTGACTATTAAAGTTGGCGTTGTTCAATTCTTAGTTAACAAAACTGCATATGCTCAAATAGAAAAAACTTTTGCTAGACGCACATATGATGAGTCTGGTGATTACACTGTGCGAGATTTTCCTATACAAGTTAGAGAATATCGCAATAATGATCGCGGATCATGGGATAATAATAAGACATTTATTAAAGGTGATATCGTTGTATCTGGCGGCATCAAATATAAGTGTATAACACAACATACTTCTTCCGTATCTGGAAGTTTTGCTGTAGGATCCAATTGGTTAGCAGATACTACTCCTCCATTTAATTATGGTTTATACCAAGGACCAACATATTCTTTAAGTCCTTCAACAGACGTTGTTCCATTAACTCGAAAAATTTCTTTAGCAGTCGAGCCAGGAAAAGCATATGTTCGTGGTTATGAAGTTGAGAAGATTGTCACTCAATATTTAACGCTAGATAAAGCTCGTGATTTATCAAATTATGAAGCAAAGTCAATTGACACTAGTCCTGGTAATTATGTTATCGTAGGTTCTACAAACTTTCTACCAGACATCAATACAGACGTAACATTTTACGATAAGTACGGCACAGCTGGTGCAACACCTTCTGGCGGTAACGTTGTTGCAACTGCACGCATTAAACAAATTCAACTTCATAGTTTAAGCCCTTTAACTTATAAAGTGTTTTTATTTAGATTGTCGATTACTTCTGGAAAAGTATTTTCACGTGATGCAAAGTATCTTTATTCTGATGTCGGTGCTATAGATTTTACTGCACGAGTTATTCCAACTTTAACTCAATTGACAGGCACAATTTCTTCAGCTAATAGTACTACACTATCTGGTATCAATACTACGTTTATTCAAGATTTAAAAATTGGTGATTATGTTTATTTTAATTCTAATCCATACCGTGTTGAAAGTATCGCAACTAATAATAGCATTGTCGTAAGTTTAATTGATAGCGTAGCAGTTGGGACGGTTTCTGCTGGAACAAACATTTATCGAGTTGAAGCTACAATAGAAAGTCCAAGATCAGAAATATCTTATTATAGACTTCCAGTATATGCAGTAAATAACACGAAAGATTTAAACTATAGTTTTTATAAGAAATATACTACAAGCAGTGGAGTAACTACTGCTACATTTTCAGAATCTGGCTATGTATTTGGTGTTAGCACAGATCCTACAAATTATATAGTAGTCAATGCATCTACAGGTGCCCATTTAACGCAAGTAACAAGCGGTGCAACTGGTGCACAATTCAGCGTCAGTGGAGGCGGCAGCGCTTCTGTTACGCTTACATTTGGTTCTTCTGGCGCGTATGTAGTTATATGCAATGTGCGTAAAGCAGTCAATGGATCTACACCACGCCTTAAGACTTTAACTAATATTACCGAGACAGTAACTCTCAGTGGCAGCCCATCAACTGCTATACTTTCAAAGGGTGACGGGTTTGAATTGATAAGCGTTACGCAAAGCGGTAGCGATATTACTTCTAGATTTAAATTCGATGATGGCGCAAAAGCTGCGTATTATGATCTATCATCTATTACAGTTAAACCAGGATTTACTGCTACTGGAAGCGTAGTAGTTACTTATAGTTATTTTAATCATGCTGGATCTAGTGATTACTTCACAATTGACTCATATACGCATGGTAGCTCTAATATTTTGTATGAAGAAATCCCATCAGATAGAATAAGCATTTTAGACTTTAGGCCTCTACGTAATTCAGATGGCACGTTTTCTAATGTAGTTATTCCTAAGTATGCTGAAGAAACAGATATCTATTTCAATTATTACTTAGGTCGTATCGACAAACTATCGTTAACAACAACGGGTGAATTTATAATTACTCGTGGTATACCAGATCTATATCCAAGTGTTCCGCCAAGTCCTAAAGATTCTATGGATTTGTACACGTTTAACGTTGAGCCATATACATTTACTGGTTCTACTGCAAGCGTTGTTCCAAATAAAATAGAAAATAAACGCTATACAATGCGCGATATTGGTAAACTAGAAAGTCGAATTAATAACTTAGAATATTACACTACTTTATCATTGTTAGAGCAGAATACAGTTAACAATAAAGCATATGATAATTATGGTTTAGAGCGTCCACAAAATGGATTTATAGTTGATGATTTTACTGGTCAAGGAGTTGGATCAGCTTTATCTGTAGATTGGAAAGCATCTATTGATATTAAAGCTGGCGAAGTTCGGCCATCATTTACTCAAACTAACATTTCTTTACTTGAAAGCATTGGTGCTAATTTAAGTCGAGCAGGTCGTAATTATGAAGTTAATGGAGATTTAGCAACGTTAAAAATTGTTAGTACTACTCCTTTAGTATCACAACCACGAGCTTCACACTCAGAATCGGTGAACCCATTTAATATATTCGTATTTAATGGGCTATTAGAAATCGTACCTTGGAATGATTCATGGTTTGAAACTGCACGACGCCCAGACATTATCATTAATGACACTAGTCAATATGATGCTTTGGTATCTAAAGCAGAATCTGATGGCGTATTAGGAACTGTGTATAAATCTTGGAGCACGAATTGGGGTGGCGAGCAAGTTACTGGAACTCAGCTATTCACCTCCACCGACCCCTTCGGCGATGGAGGAGCTGGATTAGATGCTATGTTTGGTATTGGACCAAGTGCGATTGGGTGGGCTATGCGGCAGGTTACAACCGCGCAAGTTACTGGAACTCAGCTATTCACCGCTGACCGCCGCTTCGGCGATAGAGGAGCTGGATTAGATGCTATGTTTGGTATTGGACCAAGTGCGATTGGGTGGGCTGTGCGGCGGGTTACAACCGAGACATTCTCACAAGAAGGAACTAAGACGTATTCCGGTGGTACAAACACATTCATTCAATCAAACGTTACTGATAAAGTTGTAGATGATCGTCTTGTTAGTACTGAAATTATTCCATATATACGTAGTCGTAAAATAGTATTTCGTGGAGATAGCTTTAAACCAGAAACTCCTATGTATGCATTCTTTGATAGCATAAACGTTGATACCTATATAACACCAGCTAAATACATGGTGTTTACGCCATATGGCACTACAACAATACCTACATTTGCTACTCAAGTAAACGTAGGTTCTAATATAAACAACGAGAATCGTAAAACTTCTGGCACAGTAAGTACAGCATATTCTTATGGCGAAGTTCTTACAGAATTTGTTATAATTGATAGTGCTGCCGCTGTTGCAACTGGAGTATCATGTATTGTCTTAGGACAAGAAACTTACGGCGGAGTAAACTATGCATATATCGATAATATTAAAGGCGGAAGTTTAGGTTCTGATTCTGCTACTCATGTATATTATTTGCAGGCAGAATTTGATTCGGCTCGGCGTGTTAAAAAGGTTGGCGTTGTAACTACTCCATCAGTATTAACAACTACTCATACAGGACAACTATTTGGCTCATTCGATATTCCAAATGGCACTGCAGCAAGTTTCCGTACAGGTGTTCGTACATTACGATTTACTGATAACGCAGCAAATATTCGTGCTAATGCGGCAAGTTCTGCTGAAGCAACATATAGCGCCACAGGTATTTTAGAAACAATCGAAAGAACTATTCTTTCTACTAAATCAGCTTCGCTAGTTATAGAGAGGATTCCTGATGTAACAGAAATTATGCCTACTCAAACAGGCACACGTGTTGCTTCAGATACAGGTTGGTTTGATCCACTTGCGCAAACATTCTTAGTTGATGTTGATGGCGGAGTGTTCCTTACTGATGTAGACTTATTCTTCTCAAATAGAGACGAGAATGTACCAGTAAAAATTCAAATACGAAATGTGGTAAACGGATATCCTGGCGGAATGGTTATTCCTTTCTCTGAAATCATAAAGCGCCCAGCAGAAGTTACTACAAGTACAAATGCAACTTCTGCTACAAACTTCAAATTTAGAAGCCCTGTTTATTTACAGAATGGAGTAGAATATGCTCTTGTTGTCATATCAGATTCTGCTAAATATAAAGTATGGTTAGCACAAACAGGTGAAGTAGATATAAATGGTTCTGGTTTAATTTCTGAACAACCATACGCAGGTGTTTTATTTAAATCTCAGAATGCTTCTACTTGGACTGCTGATCAAAATCAAGATTTGAAATTCAATATTAACAGAGCAGTATTTGATACTAGTAGCACTGCAACATTAAATCTGATTAATCAGCACGTACCTGGCGATGTAAATTATGATTTAGCACGTATTAACGTTAATCGTATTGTATTGCCGGGTACAACTATTACATCATTCATGAATAATGTTAATGCTGTTTCTGGTAATAATATTGCAATAGGCTTGGAAGAAGATATAAGCTTTAATCAATCACAGAAACTTGCTGATTATGTAGAAGAAGCCGGAACTGCTTCTTTTAGTAGTAGCATTACAATGTCTACTACTAAATCTAACATTTCTCCAGTTATTGACTTGAGCAGATGTTCTGCAACTTTAGTTTCTAATATAATCGAGTCTTCAGATTCAAGTGTAGATAATGAAACAATTCCAGAAATTGGAAATGCAACTGCTAAATATGTAACTAAGCGAATTAAATTAAACGTACCTTCTACGCATTTAAGAATGCTATTTGATGCTAATATTCCAAATGAAGCTGGGTTAGACGTGTATTATAAAACTGGTCTTCAGTCTACTGATTTTGCTGCTCAATCTTATACGAAGCTTACGAGCTATACTAAACCATTTATATATAGTGATAATCCACGCTTATTCTATGAAGTTGAATCACAACTGAATTTAACTGAGTTTGATATTGTACAATTTAAGATTGTAATGAAATCGACAAATACTTCTAAAGTTCCTAGAGTTAAAGCGTTAAGAGTTATTGCATATGCATAATATGGTAGCAATAGATTCGGATAAAACGTTAGCGCGTGATATCGCCAGTCATGCAGTTGTAGCAATATCTCCTGATAAAGTTAATGAGTACTTGAGAAGAAAAGCTCTTGCAGAGCAAAAAGTTAGTGAATTATCTCGTCAACAAAACCAAATAGATGAAATGAAAACTGATATAAATCAAATAAAATCAATGCTTCAAGCATTAATGCAGAGGTAATCCATGGCACTAGTTTTTAGAACAGATCAAAGTACACCATTAACAAATGATCAGGTAGATAACAACTTCAAATATCTACTTGATCAAGTTAATTTAAAACATAGTATTTCGGATTTCACTTCTGCTAACATTTCTTTAAAATTAAGAACGACTGCTAGTGGTCAATCTTCTTATCAATTAGCTCAAGCAAATGCGTTAAATGCATGGACAATTCGTGATTTAGAACCGAGTTCGACTGTCCCAGTTATCACAGATAAATCTTCAATTGTTGCACGTAATTCTGATGGAAATATTGTAGTTGCAACTGTAACTGGTAATTTAACTGGCAATGCTTCTAGTGCTACTGTCGCAACAACTGCTGGAAGATTTACAAATTCAGTTAATATTAATGGCGTATCTTTTAATGGTAGTGCCTCAATCACAATAGAAGATAGCACAAAGCTTCCGCTCGCAGGCGGAACAATGACGGGTAAGTTAAATTTAATTAACACTGCAGTTTTATATGCACCTCTTAATTTAGGTGCAGCGATACCAGATCAGAATGCTAAGATTAATGGCGATTTATGGGCAACAGGTAATGGGTTATACTTTCATGTTGGAGGAACTACTTATCAATCTGCACCAATAAATTCTCCAACTTTTACAGGAATAGTAAGCGCACCTGGATTTTCGTCAGGCAGTTCAGATCAAGTAATCACTCTTTCTCATCTAAGTGCTACGCAAACAATTTTAGAGAATTCTATTAATCTTAAAGCTGCACTTGCATCTCCAGCATTTACTGGAACTCCTACAGCACCAACGTCAAGCACCAATAACAATTCTACACAAATTGCTACTACAGCATTTGTTAAAACAGCAGTTGATACTAAAGCAACAGATTTAACTGCGAGTTACATATCATACACCGATAGCGCTGTAGCAGCATATAGTAACACCGTTAATACGCTATTGGCAGTTAAAGCCGCACTTGCATCTCCAGTGTTTACTGGAACTCCTCAAGCACCAACACCTACTTCTGGAAATAATTCTGCTCAAATTGCTACTACAGCTTTTATTCAAGCTGCAGTAACTACTCTACAGGGAAATATTAATTCTGCCGTAAATGCTTTAAACGATGCCATAATAGCTACACGCCCAGTACCGGCCGGTTCAATATTTCACACAATATCTTCTATAGTTCCATATGGCTATTTTGAAGCAAATGGACAAATTCTATCTAAACTTACATATAATGATTTATGGGTGGCGCTTGGATCGCCAGTGCCGGAGGCAGGTGATGCTGTAAATACATTTAGAATTCCAGATTTGCGCGGTGAATTCATTCGTGGCTGGGATCATGGAAGAGGTATTGATACTAATCGTGTTCTTAGTTCTATTCAATATGATGAGATTAGAAGTCATACGCATACCACAGTACAAATGATAGGCAATAATGCTATTGACGGTGTAGATAGTACTACAATATATTCAGGCGATCACCACAATGAAGCTAGAGACACTGGTGCAACTGGTGGTTCAGAAACGCGCCCACGAAATATTGCGCTAATGGCGATCATTAAATATTAATAAATAATAGAGATATCTAATAGGGCATTAAATGGCAAATATTCTTTATAGAGGTTCATCGATACCAGGTGCTGTTAATCCCAATACGGGAGCTAATCGTGCGCTTACGAATTTAGAAATAGATCAG